TAGAAATATAACCTTTGTGCGTATTTTTAACATTAAAACGAACAATTATGAACAAAAAGCTAAAAGTAGCGTTAGGAATAAGCTTACTGCCAATATTCGGAATAATCTTCTTTATTGACCGAGCAATGTTATTCTTTTTACCGTGGTTACAACAATCAAAAATTACCACTTGGTTTGAAGGTCAAAAAGAGATGGCATCTTCATTTACACGTGTGTTGTCTTTAGGAGTGATATTAGGCATTTATTGGACCGTTAGATTATTTATCTAAAATGGGATTGAATAAGAATCCAATCGGGCTTGGTGATACAGTAGAGAACATACTTGAAAGCACAGGAATAGCCAAAGTAGTTAAGAGCGTTATTAAAACGTGCAACTGCGGAAAACGAAAGGATTTATTAAATAAAATAGTACCGTACAGAAGTGCGAAAAAATAGTGAAAAAATAGTGAATTATGGCAGATAGATTAAATAACTTAAAACCATTCAAAAAAGGAGAGGTTGCAAATCCAACGGGACGTCCTAAAGGTGTACGCAATCGAAGCACCATTTTAAAAGAATTATTGTCACTAAACGACAACGAACTCAAAATGCACTTAGCGCAAATCAATAAGGCAATCGAGAAAGAAGATACTAATGCTTATAAGGCGGTACTTGATTCAGCTTATGGCGCACCTATCCAACAAATAGAGCAAACCAACACCGAAATAGACTTGTCAGACCTTACAACAGACGAATTACGGGACTTATTAAAGGAAGATGAATGAACGTAAGGAATACGCTAAACGAATGCTTAGAAATGAGCTATCAAGACGTTCACTCTGGGAGTTTTGTATGGCTTATGACAATAATTTTTTCGTAAACAGACCATTCCTTAAAGAAATAGCGGATGCTTTTCAAGAAATTGAAGAGAAAACTATCAAGAGTTTAAGCGTTTCAATGCCTCCAAGAGCAGGTAAATCGTATATTACTTCGTTATTCTGCGCATGGACAATCGGAAAAAATCCGACTAAGAGTGTAATGCGTAACACGTGTACGGCTACATTGTTCTTAAAGTTCAGTTATGATGTTAGAGCAATCGTAAAGAGTGATAAATACCGCTCAATATTCCCCAATGTAAGCCTATCTGATGACAAATCTAACCTACAAGGGTGGAATACCAATACGAGTAAACAAGTCGGTTATTTTGGTGCGGGTGTTGGCGGTACAATTATAGGATTTGGAGCCTCAAACGTTGCTATAACAGATGACCTTTATAGAGGTATTGAGGACGCTTTAAGCGACACTGTAAACGACCGTATTAACCAATGGAAGGAAAGTACGCATGATAGTAGATTCGAAAGCGGATGCGCAAGGATTGATATAGGCACACGTTGGAGTTTAAACGACGTTATAGGGCGTAATATTGAATCAAAGATATACGATAAATCAATTATAGTAAGCGCTATGAACGATGCTGGTGAGTCATTTTGTGAGGACGTGCTAACAACAGCTGAATATATCGAAAAAAAGAAGCGTACAGCTCCCGAAATATGGGAAGCGGAATACCAACAGCAGCCAGTAGATATGAAAGGACGGTTGTTTAATAACCTTAATTTCTTATCAAAAGAGGAGTTTGCCGAAATCACGAAATCGAACCCAATTGAAGGTTGTCTCGGCTACGTGGACGTATCAGACCAAGGTACTGATTACACATCAGTTGCAATTTGTGCAATTGTGAAGAAACAACTGTTTATTGTTGACTATTTAATGACCAGGGATAACACCGATATAACGATACCTCAAACGGCTGCAATGTTGGATAAATGGAACGTCAGCTATTGCAGAGTAGAAAGTAATTCAATGGGCGCAATGTTTGAACGTCAACTTCGAACGCAAACACGAACTAAAACACTACAAGTACATAACACACAAAATAAAATCACCAGGATAATAATGGCAAGCGCTCATATAATGAATTCAATGATTTTTATACGTAATGGAGACAATCAAAGCGAGCTATTTATCCAAAATGTACTAAGTTTTAGCAAGGAAGGAAAGAACAAGAATGACGATGCTCCTGACTGCTTAAGTGGATTATCTATATTTGTTCAATCAATGTTTAAAAAATTGTCTTAACTTTGCTTAAATTCTAATCAATTGAGATGGAGATAAATTTTTGGGAGTCGTTTTTTGGCGTTAATAGCGGTCAACAAAACAGATTTATAAACCAATTCAATAGACTAAAGCCTATACAAAATCAAGTGTGGGGTGTAAAAAATGCCATTTGGATTGACACTAACAACGCTTGGGAGTGGTTTCTAACGATTCCAGAGTTCAGAGCCGTAATCGACAAGAGAGCGTCAATGATGAGTTCGAACATACCGAAGTTATACGATAAAGATAACGTTGAAATCACGGAACATTGGTTTTTAGATATGGTTAATCGACCAAACCCTGTTCAGAGTTGGTCAGATGTAGTTTATTCACTATCGGTTAATGATGCGCTGTATTCAAATGCATTCGGCTATTGCCCATTAAGAGCGTTTAACCAAAGAAATTTATTCGTCCCGTTACCAAGTAATAAGATACAGATACAAACTAGCGGCAAAACGCTTAAGCAAATGGACGTGAACGGTCTTATTGACGGTTATAAGTTCGAGTATGATGACAACGAAATCGAGACTTTGCCTATTGAGGATGTTATTTATTTAACAACTACTGACGGAATGAACATAATCAAACCTACAAGTAGAATCGATGCACTTAAATATCCACTATCAAATATCAAAGCGAGTTACCACAAGCGTAATGTATTGCTTGAAAATATAGGCGCGATAGGTATATTGTCCGCTCAGAACTCGGATATTGGAGGGGCTATTCCAATGACTCCAGAAGAGAAACGAGAAATCCAAAAGGATTGGTACAACCGTTCAAAAGACGAAATAATCATAACAGAAAGTCAGGTTAACTGGCAATCGATGTCATATCCTACAAGAGATTTGATGCTATTTGAAGAGCTTACAGCTGACAAAATGGCTATTATAGATGCTTACGGAATGAATGCTAATCTATTCTCAAGTGAAAAAGGCAGCACGTTTAGCAATGTTAAGGATTCAATTCGTATGGTTTATACCGATACGATTATTCCTGAGACTCAGCAAATGTACGATTCTATTTGTCACCAATTAGGACTTGATAAAGAAGGCATACGCATAGAGGCTTGTTTTGACCATTTGCCAGTGTTACAAGATGATGAATTAGCAGAATATCAAGCATTGACCGAGAAGGTGACGGCTTATAACCTATTATTAACTGATGGAGTTATAACTAAAGAACAATATGCTGCTGAATTTGGCTATACTTTAGAACCTATTGATAAGGCTCAAGCGCAACAAAACGGACTTATTCAAGCGCAAACAGAATTGAGAGGTACAGTCGGAGGTTTAAACGGTATAATCGCACTTAATACAGCGGTTGCAACGGGACAAATGACGAATGAAATAGCGGTTAATACCTTAGTTAATTATTATGGATATGACCGTATTGTTGCTGCATCAATGATAACGGCAACTCCCGAAACACCTCAAACACCTCAAACGTTTTAACTATGAAATCAACTAATTACCAAACCAAAGGAGCTGCCGAAATAAAGGATATAAGCTCCGATAAGCGACAAGTAGCAATATACCTAGCGAAGTTCGATAATATCGATTCGGATAACGACATGATTAAGAAAGGGTCGTTTACAAAGTCTATTTTAGAACGAGGTCCCGATTCAACAAGTAACCGTAAAATAGCATTCTTAAGATGGCATGATTGGGAAAAGCAAATAGGTAAATTCAATCAAATAGGAGAGGATGAAATAGGTCTTTATGCTGTTGGTCAATTAGGGAATTCAACAATTGGAGAGGACGCTTGGAACGATTACAACGATGGTATTATACGAGAACATTCAATAGGGTTTCAATACATACAGGATAAAATGAAGTGGATTGACGACTCAACATTACCGTCACAAGGTTACTATCAAATCTCGGAATTAAAATTATACGAAGGTTCTGCAGTAACGTTTGGAGCAAATAGCGAAACGAATGTAGTTGACGTAATGAAAAGCGAAGATAAGATTGATAAGGCGGTTAAAATCTCAAATGATATTGACTTGCTTATTAAAGGTCTCGCAAATGGTAAGGGAAGTGATGAGCGCCTTTATGAAATGGAAATGAAATTAAAATATTTGAATAGTCAAATGCTTATACTCGCAAAAAGTGAACCGTTCGTAAAAGAACATTCGCCAATTATCGAGCCAATAACAGTAGTTGAGTCATTCAATTGGAGTGAAGTAATAAACAAATTTTAACTAAAAACAAAAAAAAAAAGTATGGAAAATTTAACACCAGAACAAGTAGTTGAAAAAATCAACGAAAAGTTCAATGCAACTTTGGCTACAATGCCAACTAAATCTGACCTTGATGGTCTTAAAAGTGATGTAGATGCTCTTAAAGGATTAGAGGCAAAATCTCAAGAAATCGAAAAAGCAATAGCACGTTTCGAGGGTAAAATGGAAGCAATCTCAGAAAAAGGTTTCAAATCTGAGCGTAAACCACGTTCATTAGGTGAGGCAATCTCTCAGGCGTATGTTTCTAACATTGATAAAATCAAGGAAACGGCTGAAAAAGGCGGTATGATGTCTTTAGAGACTAAAGCTCTTTATGATACTACAATTGATGGTGATTACACTGGTAACATCGCATTATCTACATTGGAAGCGGGAGTATCTAAGATTGCTCGTCCGATAATCAAGATACGTGACATCGTTAATATGGGTATCACTA